CCTGGTTCCCGGTGGATAGTGAACCGTTACCGCCTCCAGTAACAAGACAGGTCACAAAGGCTTATCGCCGACTGGTGTTCTCCCACTTTGCTGAAAAGATGCTTGACCAGGCTGGATTGGATCATATCTACATTCCGCATGGGGTGGATACAAAACAATTTGCCCCATTGGACAAGGTGGAAAGTAGAAAATCTATTGGCTTGCCTGAAGACGCCTATATTATCGGCATGGTTGCGGCTAACAAAGGCAATCCGAGCAGGAAAGCGTTCTGCGAGCAGATAACCGCTTTTCAAACCTTGAAACAGGTGCATAACGATGCGGTTCTGTACTTGCATACGCATGATGGATCAAATGGACATAACGCAAGCATTAATCTGATAGAGTTTGTCAGTAATATGGGCTTGAAGTTTGGCGTTGACGTGTTTATTTGCGGACAACACCAGTATCATCTTGGGTATAGCGATGATTATATGGCGAAGGCTTATTCTGCGATGGATGTGTTGACGAATGTCAGTACGGGTGAAGGATTTGGGATCCCGATTGTAGAAGCGCAGGCTTGCGGAACGCCGGTTATAGTCGGCGGGTGGACATCGATGCAAGAACTGTGTTTCTCAGGGCGAATGGTGGATAGAAAAGACGCCGCTCCCTGGTACACTTCTTTGGGTGCTTATCAATTCCTGCCCAGATTTGAAGCCATTGCTGAACAGTACTTTGAAGAGTACGAACATCCATCCAGCAAGGAAAAGGCAAGGGAAGGCGCATTGCCTTACGATGCCGACCTGGTAACTGAAACCTATTGGAAAGAGGCGTTGGATAAGATTGCGGAAGACATTGGCGAAGGTGATAAATTGGAGTTGGTGCAATTCTGATGAAGATCCAATTGTTCAATCCGCCTGTTTTTCACTATGCGGGATTTCATTACCGTATGATGCCGCCTCTGGGATTGCCGACCATTGCTGCGGTGCTGAATAACGCAGGACATCACGCCGAGACCGTTGATCTGGAGGCATTACAGGTCACGCCTTCTATGCTACGGGATGCTTTTATCAAGCAGAAGGGAAACTGGCCTGATGTAGTGGGTATCACTTGCTTGACAGTTACCCAACAAGGAGCGCAGGAAAGTATCAAGGCGTTACGAGAGGCTGGCTTTGAAGGTCGCATTATGGTCGGCGGTGTGCATATCACAATGGCACCTGAAGATGGGATTGCTTGGGGTGCTGATTTGGTTGTCACTGGCGAGTGTGAAGGGAATATTGTTTCACTGCTTGAAACAGGGGCAAAGGGAATCCGGGCAGGTGAGCGCATGGCTATTGAGGATATACCCGCGCCGGACTGGGATCATCATAATCCTGAACCAAGAACCTACTGGGGCAATATGGCTTTGATGCGCCCGAATCCTGGAATAACCATGTGGACAAGGGGATGCCCGTTCAGTTGTATATTTTGTAGCAACCTGGTATTTGGTGGACAACCTACAAGGTACAGACCGCCTGAAAATATCGAGGCAGAAATGAAGGCGCTCAAGAGACATGGCTGTCAGAATATCTATGTTTACGATGACGAACTGGTCGGGACTCGGATGCCTGAAGGTTGGATGAAGGATGTAGCAGACAGGATAGAGCCAATGGGATTCTCATGGGTGACTCAGGGAAGGTGTAATAAGCACTGGGTCACTGAAGAATTGCTGAGAGATGTCAAGCGGGCTGGATGTCGGGCGATATTCTGGGGCGTTGAATCGTTTAGCGAAAAGGTATTGAAGGCGATCAAGAAACATACCAGCGTTGAGGATATTTGGCACACTTTAAGAGTGGCAAGAGATGCCGGCATTGAGAATGGCGTATTTACCATGATCGGTAACTACATGGAAACAGAAGATGATCTGGAGATAACAAGGGCTGCATTGGAACAGGCGTACAAGGAAGGGCTTATCCAGTATCGGCAAACGACCTATTGCACAGCGATGCCTGGCACTGAATATGCTGAAATTCAAAAGAGGGAAGGCTGGTATCAAGCGCCTCCCGGCGGTGGAAGGCGCATGATGGAAGACCATTATGCCACTCCCTTATTGACCCATAAGCAGATAGACGAGTGGATGCTCAAGTTTGAGCAGGCTTGCCCAGTGAGGATACCAGTATGAAAAAGGTCGTAATCAATCCCTCATGGAATTGCCAGTTGCATTGTCCTTATTGCTGGCTGCCGCATACCAAAATAAACCGAAGCGCGCAAGAGCATGAATGGATTGAATGGGCGGTTGCTATCGCCAAACATATACCTGCAGGTTCGATAATCGATATGTCAGGAGGTGATCCGCTTCTCTATCCAGGAATGACCGCTTTACTGACTGCAATCGCTGTATGTGGCATAAACTGGGCGCTTACCACAAACGCACTGGCAACCAACGGAATTGACGAGCTTATTGCTGGAAAACCTACCAGGTGCGCTGTGATAAATGTTTCCGACCATTCTGGGAATGCTCAGGCGCATGAGAATATTGCAAGGCTAAAACAACACTTCCCAGTGGTGGTGCATAGAACCGACCATCCGGGAGCGGGCAATCACGAACAGAACGCTGGCAAAATCACTTATCAGAAATGGGCGGAGGGCGAAGCTCTTGACGGCGTAAAGCGGATGTGTGACTCTGGCGTGAATCATATCGTTATTGATCCGGGCGGGGATGTGTTCAGGTGCTGCGTGGATATGCAGGTTGCCAACAAGCCGATGGGCAATATATTCAGGGAAGACTTTCGGTTTATGAAGGCGGAACGGGAATGCGCCTTTGGCTGCTCAACCTGCTACACCGAGAGTCCGCATGAATGGCTGGTGAATATGAGGGCGATATGACCGTTGAATTGCTACTCGGTGACTGCCTTGAAGTCATGCGCACTATGCCCGACAAGAGCGTGGATGCTGTTATTACTGACCCGCCTTATGCTGTTGGATTATCGAGTAATTCTGCCAAAGGTACGCAAGGCGAATCATTTATGCTTGAACCATATTTTAGAGAATGGATTATTTCCGCAAAGAGAATATTAAAGCCAGAAGGATTGGTTTATGTTTTTTGTGATTGGCGAACTTATCCGATTATGTTCAAGGCATTCTGTAATATTATGCAAATCGCTAATTGTATTGTTTGGGATTACGGCTGGATAAAGGCGGGGCTCGATTATAGATATCGCCACGAATTTATTATCTATCTACGAAATGCAGATACCCCAAGAATAAAAGACCGAAGTGCAGCAGATGTTTGGAATATAAAACCTATAAATTTCACAGTTGAAAAGTTACATCAAGCAGAAAAACCAGTCGCTGTGATTAATAAAATGATTGAAAACAGTACCAACGAAGGCGACACCATCCTTGACCCTTTCATGGGAAGTGGCACAACAGGCGTGGCGTGTGTTCAGACAGGGCGCAACTTCATAGGGATCGAAATCGACCCGACCTATTTCGCTATTGCAGAGAAACGGATAAAAGAGGCACAGGCGCAGATGAAATTGGAGTTTGCATGAAACTACTTATAAACCCGACATGGCGCTGCCAGTTGAAATGCCCTTATTGCCTGTTACCGCATATCAGGATAAACCGCACCGCTACCGAGCATTCATGGTGGGAATGGGCGGATGCAATCATCAAGGTTGCTGAACGTGGCTCAGTCATTGATATTGCAGGCGGTGACCCTTTACTCTGGGACGGGCTTGAAATGTTTTGCGCTGCGTTATGCGAGCATGGGATAAGGTGGGCAATAACCACCAATGCGCTTTATACGCCGGCTGTGGATAGGCTGCTGAAACTGCATCCTGGCGGGTGCCAACTTATTAATGTGTCAGACCATCCGGGTAACTTGGCTGCGGACGCCAATATTGCAAGAATACGCGCCGCATACCCTTTGGTGATGAACCGCGTGATGCACCCGGACGCAGGGAAACGGAATGTGCAGGTTAGCAGCCTTATCCCTTATCAAAGTTACAGGGAGGGCACAGAAATTGATCATGTCGTAAGGTACTGTGATTCAGGCATCCATCATTGGGTCATTGACGTGGCTGGTGATGCGTTTATCTGCAATGTGGCTATGGCAACCGGCAGGAATCCTTTGGGCAATATTTTCAGGGATAAAGTGATACCTAAACCAACAGAGCGGTTTATCTGCGATTGGGGCTGTTCGTCTTGCTATACCTCCGTTCCTGGTTGCTGGGATGTGCATCAAGAGGCGATAGCGTGAAAATCCTATTTATTCACGGGGATAAAAGACCGCCTGAACAGGCGGGGGGTGCTGAAACTTTGCTGCGGGACCAGGCAGAAGGCTTGAAACGCTTGGGACATGAAACCGCCTGGTGGTACGGGGTTGGCTCATTGGAACAGGCGATAAGCGATTTCAAGCCGGATATTTGCCATTTGATGACCTTGCATTGTTACCCTATGGGATTGGCACCGGCTAAGTACCTGCAGGCGAACCATATACCGCATGTGTGGCACGTTCAGGATTACTGGCCATTTTGCGCTACTCGGATGATGGTGATCGGTGACAAGTCATGCTCAGGCGCTGAAGGAGTTTGTCAAAGGGAATGCGGGTATCATGTCAATCCCGATTATTTGGAGGTTTGCAACAAGTCATTTATTGTGGCTGGTAATGAGAACACTGCCAAGATATACAGGCGCAACGGACTTAGGTGTGACGCGGTAGTGGAGTTGGGCATTGATACTCATTTATTCAAACCTGAAGATAAGGATGATCCGCCAACTATTATCGCAACCATGTCAACACTGGCAGGCGAATGGAAAGGAATGCACATTCTCAGGCAGGCATTGACAGGAACGCCTTACACTGCCGCGCTATTGACTGGGATGCTGAGAAAAGATGTGGCAAGGCGACTATCAAAGGCAAGCATATTCATATTCCCGTCTTGCTATGAAGAGACATTTGGTTTGAGTTTGTGTGAAGCAATGGCAAGTGGATGCGCCTGTATCACTTCGGACAATGCTGGTGGATTGGCGCAGGCGGACAACGGTATGACCGGGCTAATTGTGAAAAGGCGAGATGTAGAGGGGCTGCGAAACGCGATAACCCTGCTTATGGAAGATAAGGCACTCAGAGAAAAGTTAGGGAATTACGCAAGCGCGCATGTGTTCTTTAATCACAGTTTAGAGGCGATGGCTTTGCGTTGGGAATCGACTTACAGGCAGGCTATGAGGGAATCGTGGTAATGACAACATACCAGGAGTTGATAAGTCACAGATGGTCTGAAACAGGCGTTATTATGCGTGACGGCTCACTGTGGACCCCATGCCTGGATTGTTTCGAGGGGCTAAGGAGTGAGCATGATAGCCACTCGGTTATTGCCTCTCTTATCCATGCGGATGCCTTATTAGAAGAGGTCAATAAGCACGTAAAAGACAGCCTGGTATCCAGGCAAAGTTAGTCAGGAGTAACCTATGGTAAGAACTGGAATGACAACCTTAATTGACACCCTTCGGGGTCTGACTGATGCCGGAACTGCGGAATGGACCGTGGCAGGTCAAGCGGGATCAATAACCTACTGGGATGATGACGAGATCCAACGGGTATTAGATAGACACCGTGAAGATATTATTCATGCCGACCTTGAGCCTGTTGAATCCTATTCTTCAGGAACAGTGGTTTATCTTGAGTACCGTGCTGGTTATGGGGATATTGAATCAGGCACCGCCGTTTTCAAAATTGAGAACGTGGACGGAACTATTGGCGGTTGGTCTATGGATTATGCGCGGGGCGTGGCAACCTTTAGCACCAACCAGGCAGGCTCGGCTTATTACTGGACAGGGCGCACCTATGACCTGAATGCTGCCGCCGCTGATGTTTGGAGAATGAAGGCGGCGAATGTGGCTAAGATGTTTGACTTTTCCACTGACGGGCACTCTATCAAGCGCGGTGCTTTGAGACAAAGTTACCTGGACATGGCTCAATATTATGCCAGTATGTCAGTTCATGAAGGCTGGCATACTACAAAGTTGATCAGGAGTGATCTATGAGCAATGGTCTAAGTGCTGAAGAATTACGGCAAATGAGGGATGATATTGAAGACCTTATGCCGGATACCTGTTCGATATTATCAGTGGCTTATACAAGCGATGGTCAAGGTGGGTTGGCAGAAACGTGGGGAACAGCTACGGGAGGCACTGCGGTATCATGTCGCATTGACTTTGCTTCAGGAAAAGAGGCTTTGGCGAGTGTTGCAATCCAGCCGTTCACCAGGGCGATGCTCTCCGTGCCTTATGATACCAACCTGACAACTGATAACAGGGTTGTATGGGGCAGTTACACGTTCAATGTGGCATCAGTCAACCTGGGGCAATCCTGGAATGTGGTTAGGCGGGCGGTACTGGAGCAGGTTCGATGAGTGCTAATGTGAGATTTGATACAACCATCCTTGACGGGATGCTCAATAAAGTACCAGAGCGGGCGGATAAGGCAGTTCGTGAAACTGCGTTCAATGTGGAGTTTAAGGCTAAACAGGGAACACCATTGAAGACCGGCGCATTGAGAAACAGTGGTTATACCAAAACCAGCAAGAGCAATGCTTTTAACCAGTCTAAAGCGAAGGCATTAGAAAAGAACCCGGCGGTTAATTTCTCAGACGAGCCGGAAGAAAAGATGGGATTAGGGAAGGCGATTGTTGGGTTCTCAGTTGAGTACGCGCTATTTAATGAGATCGGAACGTCAAGGATGGCAGCGAGACCGTTTTTAGTGCCGGCTGTTGAATCAGAGCGGGATGCTTTTGAAAAACGCATGAAAGAGGTGACCAAACCATGACAGGGATAAACGTATCAATTCAGAATGCGCTCAATACCGCTTTATACAGCACCTTGTCAGGCTCAACGGTTATCACTACCGCGTTAGGCGGGACGGCTATTTACTATGGGCAAGCACCTGTAAATGCTGACTTGCCTTATGTGGTATGGAGTTATCAGTTCGGATCGCCGGATAATATGACACCCAGTGAATCAAGCTCGCAGATATTGTATGTGCGGGCCTACAGTGGCACGCCGGCGCAGGCGGGAACTATTGATGGGTATATTAGCGCAATATTGCATAAAGGGAGCTTGACAGTTTCAGGGTGGACTAATTTCTGGCTGGCAAGAGAAACGGAGTTTATGTTACCTGAAACAGACGAATCAGGAAATGTAACGTGGACGGCTGGCGCATTTTACAGAGTGCGCCTGGATCAATCTTAGTCTTAGGAGGACTAAATTATTATGGCAGACATAGTTGGAAAAGATATGTATATCAGTTGGGCTGGTTCAGGTGGAACGGTAGTGCTATCCACTGAATATCGAACCCTAAGCACCAACCCCAGTATTGGATTGGTGGACGTAACAGCCGGAGCGGATACGGATAAAACCTACATCGCTACGGTAAAAGATAACACGATCGATTATGCTGGTTTGTACCAGGCTTCAGGAACAGCGGTAACAAACGCACTCCGGGAAGGGATCAGTGGTACATTGACCATCGGACCTGAAGGGACTGTGGTAGGCAAGTCAAAAGAGATTTACCCCGCTATTGTTTTGGGTCCTAAATTGAACTATCCATATTCGGATGTGGTCGAGGTATCCTGCACATTCCAAAAGAATGGTGCCGCCTCTTATACGGTCTGGTAAATCGCTATGAAACTATCAAGTGGGAGTGAGATTGTTGTTGATCTGACCAAGATCAGTATAAAAGAGTGGCGCGAGATGTGG